CCTTGAATCGGATCGAATCCAAAGTTGGGAACGATCGCACCGACAGCCTTTGCCGCCGCGTCTTCTATTCGATCTGCTGAATCAACAAACTCTTCGACTGCGAGGCCGAGACCGGCGTCGAGTATAAAAGACATGAGTTGATTCCGATCGAGGGACAAGAGAGATAAGGGTGATGAGGCGTTGACCGCCGCCTCTAGCGTCTTGAGCAATTCACCCCTTGAAGAGGTGAGAGCCTTCTTGATTCTTTTAGTCGCCGACACCTCGGCTTTGAGCTGATCAATTCGAGCTCGCGTGATCGTGGCGAGGTCGCCCGATTGCTTCTTCACTTGACGAGTCAAATCATCGATAGCGACCTTATCGGCATCGACTTTTTTCTCGCCGAAGAGGTGAGCAATGGGGCGGCCACAGTCACAAATCATCTTAGGTTAAGCACCCTGTAATGATTCGGCCATAATTCTGATCAAGAGCCTGGAAGGTCTGGACCTCCTCGGCGTAGACATAACGAGCGATGCCGTCGATCGAGTCATACTGACCCGCGACCGGCCCGCCGAACTGGAAGTTAAGGGCGGCGGCTGGCATCGCCTTAACGTTCCCGCTCTTGGTCGTGATCGCGTCGGCACCTCGGAGAACTCCACAGAAGAGAGAGTCTCGGGTCCAGATGTAAGCCTCGGACGCTGTCGCGCCGGGTACAGCCGTATCTCGTCGAGCTGCGCCAACATAGACATTCGGGATCCCTAAGACATCACGCAAGACGTCGAGGACGGCGCCGTCATTAAGGATACGATCACCGCTTGCGAGACCGTTCGCTGCTGTTCCGGCGAACCCTCGGACCTCGGGGTTTCGGGCGATCGTGCGGAACAGATCGCGACCAAAGATCAGAGTGTCGGGGTTGATGCCATGGACCGCCGCGAAGACGGTGTCCTTGAGCTGGTCAAGGTAAGTCAATGCGTCGGCGCCGGCGGCGTTGAATGTGCCCCCGAACTCAGCGGCTGAAGTCGCGTTGTTAAAGTTACCCGTACCGAAGAGGAGATCGGCGGCGCGTTGCTCTTTGGCGAGCTTCATGACGCGGGCGACTTTGCGAGCGATGCGAGCTTCTTCGGAGCCGGGGTATTGGCTGTCGAGGATGTCCTCCATCGCGATCGAATCACGCGCCGAATAGATGCGAGCCATGAAGGTCGTTGAGCTTCGATCGAATCCACCGATCGCTTGACGCTCGGAACCGGGAGCGCGCTCAAGGTCGAGACCTGCACCGGCGCCCATGAAGTTCCGCGAGTTCTCGATGAGGAGAGTCCCGCTTCTTTCGGGGATGACAACTGTCTCCATGCACTTGTCGGCGATGAGCTGATCATCGCTAGGGACGGCCTCGAGGACGAGGCTTGAAAGGATCTCGTCTACTGGATGAATATTGGAATATGAACTAGCCATTTAAACGACTCCTAAAGCACTGCACTAGCGGGAGACCAAAGGACGGTGAGTTGATCACCACTTGTCGCCGCTGTTTGGTTGATGTTCGCTTGGACAAACATGTTGGGATAATCACCGGCGCCCGCGACCGCGACGGTGCCGGCAGCGGCTGCCGCAAGTCGAGGAGTCGCCTCGAATGCGTTGATATTTGACGCCGCACAAATGACGCGGGTCAAGCCGAAGACGACGACCTCGACAGCGTCACCGGTGGAGCAAGCGCGCTGCGCGACCCCGACGGCCGCGACATCGGTCCCAGCAGTAGTTACGACGACCTTGCTGTCGGAGTTGATAGAGACGACGGCGAACTCGGTGATCGCGCCCGCGGCGATGAATGTTCGTACGATGTTTTGATTGCTCATTGGTTATCCTCCGTAAACGGCTTTGTATGAGTCGGGGTTCTGCTCTCTAAACTGAGTGAGAGCTTGCGAATAAGTGATCGACTTCTCTTCGGCGAGAGTTCGCACTTTTTGATCGAGTGATTTTTTATTAAGCTCTGCACCGCTTGCGCCGTGGCCGATCTCATCAAGAGGGACCGACGAGCCGATCGAGCGAGATGAGAACAACGCCCAAAAGACGGGCGACGAGTTGCGCTGACTCCACGCTTGAGAGGCTGCCTCTTCTTCGCTTGGAGTGATACGACCTTCTCGGAGAAGTTGACCGACCGCCTCGCGGCGTTGGACGGTCTCTTTGTCAGCCTTGAGGCCCGCGACTTCCTCGCGTAGCTTGTTGATCTCCGAGAGAAGAGCGGGAGTCGCGTCGAGGGTCTCACTCATCTTGACGGTGATCTCCTCTTTCTCCTCTTCTTCTTCTTTGACCTCTTCGGCTTGCTCGACGACCGCTGGGGTGTCGGCTTGCGCTGTCTCCTCTGAGGTCATTTGAGCCTCTGAGTCGGCCATCAATTCGGCGATCTTGTCTTCGAGCTCCCTGACCATCTCGTCTTTGGCAGACAGGGCGGCGCGGAGCTCCTCTTCATTCATTGAGTCCAAGTTATCCACTGGGTCTCCTTCGTTTAAAGTGACTCGGTCGATCTTGCTGTGAGCTTGCGCCGGCCGAGGGGTGAGAGTAATTGCTAATAGTTGAGCGTCTCCGACTTTGGATCCACCATCGCGGGAGAAGATCGCGCCTTGAAGATACTCGGGCGAACTCCAAAGGATCCCGCCCGCTTGTTCGACGACTTCGAGCCCTCGCTCATTATAGGCGGGGACCGCGTAGAGCCCATCTTCTCGAAGATCGAGATCGACGATGAGGCCGAGAGCCGACCCACTAGAGGGAGGCGCTGGAGGGCCACCATTGAAAGGGCTTGTCGAGTGTTGCCAGTCGATGATGACGGGGTCGACCTCTTGGCGCTCTTGATAAACTCTGAGGAGCTCTTCAAGTAGACCACGATCGATCTCGTTTCCGATCGCTTCTCCGCTCATCCGAGAGGAGACTTGACCCAAGGCTAGAGTCTTGAACGGGCGCCCGACGGTGAGCCCCTCGGGGATGTCGTATTGAGTCGATGAATCGAGCTGGATCGCCTCGCCATACGCTCGGAGAGCTGTCGGCGTTGAGATCATGACCTTCTTCTTTTTGATGATTCGGCTCTTGAGCCGTTTAGCCTTTTTCAATTTGTCGCCTCCTCTCGATGAGTGCCTCGGCGAGACTCATCGCGCCGCCCTTCGATGATGATGTCCTCTCGATGGTCGAGCGTTGAGCGTCTTCGGGGAGGTCTCCCGCTCCGAGCCTCTCCCTGATCGCTCGTTCAAGTTCATTATCTGCGGTCAATAATCCCGCCTGAACTAGGGGGGCGAGCATCCCGAGGGACTCGGCGAGGTCATCAGTATCGAGGCCGGTATGAGTTAGGCGGGGCAGCTTGGAGGGATCGACGGCGCCATAGTTCCAACGGATCAAGCGCCCTATTGTCCCGCCTCCTCTTCGACCTGGACCGCTGACCTGGGCGGCGACTATATCGCATAGATTAATGGCCGCCCTTCGGAACATCGAGAGATGAATCTCGCCGACTGACCGCGCCCCGGTGTCGCTGATCCCGAGGTTTGCGAATTGGGCGAGGAAGGCTTGAGAGATTTGATTGTCACACTCTTTGATGATGTCGAGCGGACCTTGAGAGTAGAGGGCCGGCGCCACCGCGTAAGCCTCAAATTTAATCGCGGGATTCTCGACGAGATATGATTGCTCTGTCGAGATGAATGCTTGGGCTTGGGCTTCCGCCTCATCGATCATCGAGTCGATGTCGCCATCGGTGAGCCCTTGCTGTTCGGCTACGGATCGGTCGACGGTGATCTTTGGGGTCGGGATCGCCCAACGATCAAGGCCGACGCACATTAAGTTACTGACTCGCTGCTTAGTACGCCACCACCACCAGACAGGTCGAAGCATACCCACGCCCTCAAAATTTGATCCTGTTCGATTCAAGGTCAAGAGGATGAGCTTGTTCGACGGGATCGGTCGAGGTTGCTTGTTCACGCCGACTGTGTTTTGAGTGACGCCGTCGAGGTGCTGACCGTCTCGGCTTAACCATTGAGAGTGCGCTGAAGGCTCCCGATCAGCGTATAGATCGAGCCAAACTTTGACCTTGCCTTGACTGTCGGGGCCGACTCTATATGTCTCCTCGGCGTAGCGATAGCCCAAGGGGACGAACTCCATCAAGTAGGTGAGCTGCTCCTCGAAGGAGCTCGCCATTTGCCCCGCCCATCCGTCGAGACCGTAAGCCTCGTTTGCATATCGAGCGTATTCCTCGGCGACGGGGTCGTTTTCGACTCCCGCCTGAAAGCGCCAGGTTGCGCTTAATAAAGTTTGTCTCAACATATGCCAAGATCGACGAACGACTGGATCAGTCCTCAGCATCTCCTCAGCTTCGTTGACCCAATTCAAGCCCGTCAATTTTGGATTCTGCTCGACGCCCGAGATCACTCCGCCCGATAACTGCGTCCCCGTTATCCCTCTTACCCCGAAGCGAGGATACCGCGCTTTAAGGTGCTTTGGCGCTCGCTCTTCGGGCTTATAGTTCATATTTTACTCACAGATATATAGACGCGCCTCAACATTATTATAGAGTAAGGGGGTGAAAGTCAACCCACCTAGGTTAGACTTGACCTCATGGGGTCATAACGTACCCTCTTTATATAATATGCCAAGGAGTGATCATGGACTACGCGAATATATTGACCGAGATCGCCCCGATCTTGGCGACCGCCGGCGGTCTGCTTTGGTCGTTCTCGAAGAAGGTGACTAGAATTGAAGCTCAGCTCGCCGCGCTTCAGCACCAGCTCGAAGATATGAAGAACCACATCGAGGGGAACCGACAAGGCCGAATCGAAGTCTTTGGAGTCATCAATAATTTGCTCAAAGTCAAAGACAACGAGCTATCTGAGCGCCTCGCTCGGGTCGAGACAATCATTGAGAAGGGGATTGATAAAGATACGATCAGGCGACTCGCGACGATCGAGGCCGAGCTCGGGCAGCTGTCGAAATAAATGGAGCGCCAATTCGCCATCCTCGTCATCATCGACATCGTTGAGTCAACGAAGTTTATCGAGACCGTCGGAGACGTCAAGGCGGCCCAAGCGATGCGTCTTTATGATCGGATCTTTAGAGGGCTCTTGATTAAATGGTCGGGCGTCGAGATCGACAAGACCGACGGCGCCCTCTTGATCTTCGAGACGATGCGAGAGGCTCTTCAATATGTGACCGAATATCACAAACTAGTCGAGCATCATCTCGGCCTCAAGAGTCGAGTCGGGATTCATGCCGGTCATGTCATGATGTCGACGAACCATGCTCACTTTGTAAGCCGAGGAGCCAAGCCCGTCGAAGTCGAGGGAGTTCAAAAGCATATCGCGGCGCGGATCATGAGCCTGGCCGGCCCAGGTCAAACATTGCTATCGAAGAGGGCGGGCGAGTACGCCTCCTCGGTTCGAGCGGGTCTCATGATCAGAGACATCGGGCAATGGCGACTAAAGGGGGTACGCGCCCCGATCACAGTCTATGTCATCTCATGGGATCAAAGCCGAATGAAGCCACCGAAAGAGACATCCAAAGTCAAGCTCATCAAGCCCCCAAAGCTCACGCCCGAGGAGAGGCGCCGGCGCTTCTTTTGGCGGTGGGTCGCGCCCTATCTTGTGTTGATATTGGGTCGAGAGTATCTAATGATTCTTGCGATCATCGAACAAGCGGGGCTCATCCCATATCTCTATCTAGATGCTATGTCCCGAGGGGTCAGCGCAATCGTATCATTTATCCACGGGCTCTTTTATTTCTAAACCGGAGGCCGCTTCCGCTTTAGCTTCAGCCTCGAAGAGCTCCTTGATGATCTGAGTATAAAGTTTAAACGACTCGATAAAATCATCATGCTCCAT